AGAGCGGCGACCGCAGAAAATACAGATGCTCGCCCAGGAAATAGGAAATTATGCAATGAGAGACTATTCGGTTTCGGAAAGCGAAGGAGGCTTTTCGTCTGATGGCGGGGGCAGCGACGATTACGACTCAGACGGAGGAGGAGCCATGATTGATGAAAATGGATTATTGATTGAATTTCATTTATCTGAACGCATCGAATTACCCACGGACAAAAAGAACCCCGCAAATAAAATAAAGGGTAAAAGAAAGACAATACGTAAAAGAAGAGGTAGAAAGAAATCAAAAAATAAAACGAAGAAAAAGGCAAGGGGGAGAAAGTTTTACAAATGGATAAAAAGAAAGAAAAAGAATGAGAAAAAAGGGCGCAAATCAACAAATAAAACCAAAAAAATTCGCCGGAAAAAAAGCAAAACGAAAACAATAAAAAAAAAGAGAACACCACAAAATAATTAAGTAAATTGCTTCAATTAACTATAAATTATAATTTAGAGTTAATTTATAAAAATATTTTTTCATTTAATTTTTCTTTTTCTTCTTCTTTTTTCCCTTTCTTTTTTTCCTTCCACTTTCCGTGATTACATTCTCGTTTTCAAACATCTCCCGTCTCACATCACTCGCCGTCAACTCTCCACCTTTGGCATCCAATTGGTTTTCCAACGTCGACACCTTAGTGCCGACTAAATTACCCTTCTTATCAATGTCCTGCGTGAGTTTATTTCCCGTGATGACCGAATTTTTCTTGTTTTCCTCGATTGCCTTACGTTTAGATTCGAGCAAACGCTGGTCGAAATTTTTCTTCGCCTCGGAATCATTCTTCTGCTTCTCGTGCATTAAATTGTTTAACTCTTCTTCCAAATATTCGACACGTCCCGTTTTGTACGCATCGGGCTCCCATGGCATCCATACACCTACTGGACCCACATAGACATTGTGATACGGGTCAACCTCGCGCAGCATTTTACATCTTAATTCTGCCTCTTCCATGGTCGGGAATGAGCCTCGCACTTTAATACCGCGGACACTTGTCCTGAATTCATTTTCCACATTGTATTCATTTTGCAAACGCGTTTCATGTTCATCCATGAAATTTTTGTAGTCGTCTACCACGGTGCTCACATTAATTTTGTCCTTTTCGCTTTCAACAAATTCTTTAAAATCCGCCATCGTTGTTTCAAAATCCAGATTATATTTATATGACAAAAAATTCAAGAATTGCGTGAACTTTTCAATGCTTTTTGCCTTATCATGATGCTTTATAAATTCCGTGAAATAAAATAAATTTTTGTCTTTTAAAATATTTTCAGGCGAAATAAATGAAATACAAGTAAATTTCTGACTTGAAATAGGTCTATCTTCATCCAACAAATCAATTCTTTTTTTGGTCGCTTTAGGCGAATTATCCGTTTTTTCTTTTACCATTTCTTTGTCCATATGGAATCTTTCCATCATTTCTTTTTAAATAAAAAACACGTTATATCTTTCACGCCCAAATTTTTTTCTCAAAGTATTTTATAAATGTTGCAAAATTTGTTAAAAAGTATCGACGGAACCGAATTATTGAGAAGAGCGGTAAAATATTTAGTAGAAGGTATTATGGTGGCGATCGCCGCTTATGCCATCCCGAAACACAGTTTAAATTTGGACGAAGTATTGTTAATCGCACTCACCGCGGCAGCAACTTTCAGTATATTGGATACTTATGTTCCTAGCATGGCTGTATCGGCTAGGTCTGGCGCAGGATTTGGTATTGGCGCCAATTTAGTTGGTTTCCCCAGATAATTTAAAATAAAACACCAAAACACCTTTAATATATAACGAAAACTATAAAGTCGGTATATATTCCCACCTCAAATCGGCGCAGATTTTTTTCCAAATAATATCTTGTTCTATTCTTTTTTCACGGTCTTTTAACATCGGAAAATGTGGTAAAAAAACGTTTTCTCCCAATAATTCGCACATTTTGTATAATACATAATAATAATTCAAAAAATTAACCCTCCCGTCAGGACAATGTCTCGCATATGGCGCTTGTATATCCATGAATAGATTACATAATTTCGTTTCCAGATTTGTACTCATTATTGGCGGTTTAATTCCCAATTTATCTTTAATAAAGGGAATATGTTCATAATATTTATTTAACCCTAGTTTTTTCAAAATATTTTTGGCTTTTTTGTTTGTAATTTGGTCCAACGTTATTCTTTCTTTTTTGATTTGATTTTTTATTTTGGTCATGACATTGGTTGGTATTTGTGTGGTTTCCTTTCCTTGAAATTGCGCGATGATTTCTTTAAAATGATTTATTCTTTTGTAAGCATAAAAACACACTTCCTTTGGTGGTTCTCGGTAGGAAGGTTTTTCATGTTCGACCAGTAATGGGATTTGAACATAACATTTGTTACATATTTGAATTCCTTCATTTTCAATCGATATTAATTCTCCACCGCAATGACACCGTTCTATATTTTCCCTATATTCATTAATATTAATGTAATTTTTATTAATATTCATTAGGAATTTTTTATTGAAGGAAATATTCTTCGGTGTTTTAAAATCATTTAGGATATCGAGAGATGTTTTATTGACTATTTTGTTACTTGATATGTTCGCCGCTGTGCCACCGTTATTGTCGGTAACACGATGCGCGATTTCAGAATTATTCGCGATGTCTTTTTCAAAATTAAGATAATGTTTATCGGGAGAATCTTTTTGATTTTTCTTTTTAAAAAAAGATTGCAATACTTTCTTTTTATTGTTACCCATGGTTTCCTGTTTCTTTTTTTCAAAATAACTGAAAATATGCGTGGAATTATCCAAGAAATAATCTTTTTTTTCTTTTTTCATTTTTTTTATTTTTTCATTGATACAATTAATTTTTTCATGAATTTCAATTTTTGTTTCAATCAAATTGGACAACTTTCCAGGATTTCCTTTTGAAATTTCGGACTCAATTTTTAATAGTTTTTTTTTCCATATTTTCTTTTCACTTTTTAAAGAGGGTATAATTATATTTTCATTATAATTGATCTTTTTTATCACGTCATCGTGTTGATTATCCAGTGTAATTAAATTTCTTTTGTCGCAATTAATTTTTCGATCATTTTTTGGCTTAAAGGGCATTCATACTATTTATTGGAAATCATTATTTAATTATAAATATGTTTAAATGATTGTATATTTTTCTTTTTTTTCATTAATGGACAAAGATAATGTATCACTTAAAGAGCTCCGCAAAGAATTAGAAAATGCCGACCCACATAAACTTTATAAAATGGCTTTTGTATTCAAAGCTTTAGAAGAAGGGTGGACGATAAAAAAGGGGAAAGGAGGAAGCGACCATTATATTTGTAAGAAAAATCATGATCGTAAAAAATATTTTTTTTCGAAAAATTATTCCGAAAAATTTATTAAAGAAAACAGTACCATTCAACATTTATTGAAAAAAATATACAATTAATCCTTGGAAAGAAGGGAGAAATGGAGTATTTTCGAACGAATTTTATCTTTTTTTAAAAAAAAAAATCGTTTATTTTTGATTTTTTGCCGTTTTTTAAGGGACAAGTATTCTTTTTTTTGGACACAATTCTCGCATCCGCCAAATTAAACACGTTACTTTTATTTTTACACTTTTAAAAAGCAAAGCATTTATGGGTTTATTTTTTTGGTTTTCATATTTATCCAATAATTTCGCTTTTTAATTTGTGAAAGAAAAAATTTGAATCTAGGTATTTTTGCACCTCTTCATTTTTTTTCTTTAGGAAATGTATAAAATGGGAGGAGGATTAATGCAACTTGTAGCTTACGGCGCACAGGACGTTTACTTGACAACTAACCCGCAGATTACTTTCTGGAAGGTTACATACCGAAGACACACCAACTTCAGTATGGAAGCTATTGAGCAGACCTTTAACGGACAGGCTGACTTCGGTCGCCGTGTTCAGTGCACTATCTCCAGAAACGGAGATCTTGCCTACCGCACCTACTTGCAGGTGACTTTGCCGCAGATTGATGCGAGCAAAGCTAGATGGCTCGACTACCCTGGTGAGCAGCTCATCTCGGAAGTTGAAGTCGAGATTGGTGGACAGCGTATTGACAAGCAGTACGGTGACTGGATGCACATCTGGAACCAGCTCACACAGTCTTCTGAGCAGGAGCGCGCA